AAGAAAGTTTTGTCAAATAAGGCTCAGAAACACTTGAACCTTCAAGAAAAGGATAGATTATGAATACTCGTACCTTCGTTGGTGCAGTTCGCAAGTTTAAGGCTGCAAACGCGGGGTGGCTGAAGGATACGCACCTTCCACTGGTCATCTCGCTAGAAGCAGCCGCTAGAAGGCTTGATGCAGGAGATGACAAGGTAACTCTGCTTCAGGCTTATAACCAGACCTATTCAAGACTTCTCGCTCTAGCACCTAGAGATGATGCTGTTGAAGAAGATGACCTAACACCGATAGAGGACTAATGGCTAGAGCACGAGAAGACCTAACAGGACAAGTGTTTGGAAGGCTCACCGCTATCGAGCGTGTGGGATACCGTTCAACTCCAAATGGAACACGCAACTCATATTGGCGCTGCAAGTGTGAATGCGGTAAAGAGAAGTCAGTCAGGATCAGTCACTTGAAGAGTGGAAGTATTCGATCTTGTGGCTGCTTGACCCATAGAAGTGAAACGGTGTTTCCAGAAGCAGTTGTACCAACAACTGTTGACTTGAGGCTAGGCGGCTGGATTCACGAGTACGCACTCACAGGTAAGAAGAGACCAGTATGACCACAGCATTGCTCATCATCATCATCGTGTTGCAGGCTCTTTTGTTCCTGGTGATTCGTGGTCTCAGTAAGAGGATTTAATGCAAGAGTTCACTACCCACACCTTCAAGGACGCACCCTACGCACCTGTTGAGTACACACAACCTCTGACCTATCCCTTTGACTCTGATGGTCCTGCTGTCATCAGGTTCGTTGACAAGTACGTGACCACTCCTGACGGTAAGCCTCTGCACCTGGACGACTTCCAGAAGGCTCTGCTCTGTCACATCTTGGAGAGGTACCCCTCAGAAGGCTCTAGAAGGGGTTCTCTGCGCTTCAGACAAGCAGTGGTGTCTATGGGTAGACAAAACGGTAAGAGCACGCTAGCGAGCATCCTGAGCCTCTACGGGCTGTACCTGCACTCGGCTGGTCCTCGCGTCGTGGGTGTTGCGTCCACACAGCGTCAAGCAGGGATCGTCTATGACAACACCTATCGCATCATCAAGAACAACACTGGTCTGTTCAAGTTGATCAAGCCCACTGCTACCAGGGGTCTGAAGAAGCGTGACCTTAGTGGAGGCTACGAGACTGTTGCTGCTAAAGGTGATGCTCTACAGGGTCTACCAGTGACCCTTGGTGTTGCTGATGAGTTGCACATCATGAAGCCTGAGGTATGGGACTCAATCTTGATGGGTCAACGTGCTCAAGCCAAGTCTTTGCTTATCGGTATCACCACTGCTGGTGATGACACTTCGTTGTTGCTCAAGAGGCTGTATGACCAAGGTAGAGAAGCAATCAACTCACCTGTAGATGACAATGAGCGCTTTGGTTTCTTCCTATGGGAAGCACCAGAGGGTTCAACGATCATGGATGATGACGCGCTTAAGGCTGCTAACCCTTCTGTCATGTGTGGTCGCATCTCTGTCAACCAAGCACGCAACGATGTACTGAATGTTCCTGTGCAAGACCAGGAGCGCTACGGACTCAACAGGTTCACTGCTGCTATCTCAGGGTGGCTACCAGTTCGTGACTGGCTCAAACTAGGTGAAGATGACATTAAGCCAAGAGAGAACAACCTGATCTTCTCAGTGGACAAGTACGGAAATATGGATCATGTTACTTTCACTGTCAGCAAGAAAGACAAAGAAGGTGTGATCCACACTCGTCTCATCAAGACTCTTAACAACCCAAAGCATCAACAGATTGTCGATATCTGCAAGTACCTGAACAAGTTCCATTCAGGCTGCACATTTGTCTTCGACAGCAAGACACTGAACGCCGTTGCAAAGGAACTGAAGCAGAAGGGTTTCAATGTAGTCATCCTCTATCCAGCGAACGTTGCTGAGGCTTGCTCATTGACCTTCTCGCTCATCAAGCACAAGCGCATCAGACACAACCATCACCCTTTCATGACCAGTCAGGTTCCTAGAGGTAAGCGTAAGAACTTCGGTGACTCATGGGCTATCTCTCGCTCAGAGTCTATTGGAAGAGTTGACTCTCTAATGAGCATGGTCATGGGTGTCTACATTGCTGAGACTAAACCAGCAAAGCCATTACAGATTTTCTGAATTGGTACCTATTCATGCGATAATTAATAGCAGGTAATTATCGCAACATAAGGTATCAACTTGAGCATCCTCCAACGTGTATCTAATTGGTATTTTGGCGACTCCAAACCCGCTATCAATACACGCTCTGGCTCTGTTGGTTCTGCTGGTGGGACCTCTCCACTTCCAGGCGTCATCCCTCCTATCAGAAGTGAGTATTCAGGAAGTCTTGATAACGCTCTGGCGCTTGATGCTGTTTATCGCGCTATCGACATTATCTCCACAAACGTCATGCAACTTGAGTTGGTTGCGAAGAAGCAAGGTCGAGTTACTGATAACTCCCTTGTACGCAAACCAAACGTAGATGACTCGCTCTCCAAGTTCCTAAAGCGCACAACAATCAACCTCGCTGGTCACGGTAATGCTTACTGGCTGATCGACAGGGATGAGAACGGTGTTGTCATCAACCTCAGTGTGCTTCAGTCACTTTCAGTCTCAATCTTCTATGACGAGAACGGTAACAAGTTCTATCAGTACGGTGACAAGACCTACAGACGAGACCAGGTTAAGCACCTACGCAGGATTGAGATTGAAGGCTCTCCTTATGGGCTTGGTCCTATCCAGGCTTGTAGAGCACGTATCGCAGGTGTGAAGGAAGTTGCTTACTACGGTGACAACTGGTTCGCAAATGCTGGTGTCCCTACAGGTGTGCTCAGCAGCACTGACCAACTCACTGATGATGACGCAGCGAGAGCGAAGGCTACTTGGTACGAGTCACAGTCCACCAGGTCAGTAGCAGTCATAGGTAACGGACTCTCCTACCACAGCGTTGTTGTATCCCCTGAGGAAGCACAGTTCATCGAAGCGCAGAAGTTCTCTGTACAGACGATTGCTCGCATGTTCGGTATCCCTGCTGGTTGGTTGCTTGCAGAACTAGGCGGTAACTCACTGACCTACAACAACCAAGAACAGGTCTGGATTGAGTACGTCAGAAACACCCTTATGTCCTACCTCAAAGAGATTGAGGATGCTTTCACAGAACTAACTCCTAATGGAACCTCTGTGAAGTTTGACGTTGATGGTCTCCTTCGTCCTGACTCAAAGACTCGTGCAGAGATTCACGAGAAGGAACTAACGCATGGTTGGAAGACAATCAACGAAATCCGCATAGAGGAAGGGTTGCTTCCTCTGTCACAAGCACAACTAGCAGCACTGAAGCCGGCTCCTAACCCAAAACCAGTAAGTGATGAGAATGTCTAATATCGAAATTCGTGAGTTGACAGTTGCAGACTTTGAACTAAGAGAAGAGTCAGATGGTAAGCGACTACTAAGGGGTATAGCCGCACCTTGGAACGAGGTCATCTCTATTGGTGACTACAAGGAGTCATTTGAGCGTGGTGCGTTCGGTGAGTTTGCTTCTACACCACTGTTCTACGGTCATGCTCATGACTCTGTACCAGTTGGTGTTGTCACTCGTGGTGATGACACAGACAAGGGCTATGAGATTGAGGCTCAACTTCTAGACACACCTAGAGGTAACGAGGTCTACGAAGCCTGCAAGTCAGGTGCGCTCAAGGCTTTCAGTGTCGGCTTCTCTCCTGTCGAGCACAGAAGCGAGAAGAACGTCACAGTTCGTACGAAGGTCAAACTACGTGAGGTTTCCGTAGTTCCATTCCCTGCTTATGCAGGATCACAATTTTCAGAGGTTCGCTCTGATGTTCAAAATAATGAAAGGTCAGATATGTCTGATTTCGCTACAGATGCGGACCTAACTGAAGTCCGCAATAGTGTAGAAGACCTAACACGCAAGGTTTCAACGATTGAAACTCGTGGTTCTGGTTCTGCTACAGCAAGCAGCAAGTTCATCTCTATGGGCGCATTCGTCAAGGGTCTTGCTGACGGTACTGCAAAGCGTGAGGATGCACAGATTCTTGTTCGTGCATTCACAGGTGCTACAACAACTGATGCAAATGTCCAGGTTCCTTTTGTGAACAAGGCTATTCAGTTGATCGCTCAGAACCGTAACGTTCTAGAGTTGTTCGCAAAGGTTCCTCTACCTGCAACGGGTAACTCTTTCGAGTACCCAACTCTTTCAAGCAAGAGTGGCTCTGTTGCTGTACAGGCTGCTGAAGGTGATGACCTAACCTACAACGAGGTAATCCTTACTGACGCTGCTGTACCAGTGAAGACCTACGGTGGCTACTCAAGCCTTTCACGTCAGGCTATCGAGCGCTCAACAGTTGCTTACCTAGAGGTTGTTCTACGTAACCTTCAGTTGGAATACGCAAAGGCTACTAACAGCGCTGTTCGTGCTGCTCTAGTTGCTGGAACATACTCAAACACTCACACCATTGCTTTTGCTGACAAGGGTAAGGGTGCTGCTTGGACTGACACAGTGATTGACGCTAATGATCAGATCGTTGCTGACACAGGCTTGAATGCTGATGTGTGGATTGTTCCTTCTGCTTACTTCCGTGCTCTAGCAGGAATCGTTGATACAACAGGTCGTCCTGTCTTCGTAGTCAACGGTGATGGCTCTAACACCTTCGGTAATGTCGATATTCGTGGATTGAATGCAAACGTTGCTGGTGTACGTGTTGTCAGTGATCCATCACTAACTGGTGATGCTTCATACATCGTGTCTCGTGAGGCTTTGATTGTTGCTGAAGATGCTTCTAAGTTCCTACAGGATGAGAACATCATCAACCTAACAAAAGATTTCTCAATCTACGGGTATCTAGCAGTTGCAATTGCTAACAGCCTTGCTGTTACCAAGGTAACTCATGCTACCTCTTAAGGGCTGACTTAAATTGATCTGGGACGAGTTGGAAGAAGTGTGGGAGTTCACGGTAGATGTGACGCTGGAAGATTTCGCCTATTACATTGGTCAAAATCTTGATACAGCAGATGAGCGTGAGGTTTCATACCTAGAAGGTGTGCTTGCTGCAACACTCGCTGTCGTCCAGGGTGTGCTTTCTAACTGCGATCCAACTCGTAAACCAGACGATGCTGAGTACAAGCAGATTGTTCTAGAGGTCGCTGATGAGTGGCGTAAGCGTAAGGACCAGGGTGCATCACAAGATGTGACCTATACGGGGACTGTCGCTGTACGTGCTCCTAAAGACCCTCTGAGCACCGTTAGACCACTACTGAAGCGCTATGTAGGTAGAGGTATTGGATGAGCGGCGCAACAGAGGCTAAGCAAGACCTCCTAGACAACCTCTCTGGAACTGGTTACAAGGTTCTCACTTATGTACCAGAGAACGTCAACCCACCAGTGCTGTTGGTCGCACCAGAAGACGGTACATATCTAGAACCAGACACCACGTTCAAACAAGGTGTTGCAAAGATCAACCTAATCGTCATCTGTGTAGTCCCTACAAAGGTCAACCAGCAGATGAGCCTAGATATGGACACCATGATTGAGAAGGTACTTCTCAGTCTGGGTAATGGTTGGTATTGGAACAGGGTCGAAGGACCATATTTCCAGAGAGTGAATGACAGGTATCGCTTGTCAAGCATCATCTCAGTTTCAAACATATTCGAACTAGAAGATTAATTAATAGAAAGAAAGAACAATGGCTGTAGGAACACGCTTAAGAGGTAACTCTGGCTTCTACCTAACATTCAAGATCGGTGCTGGTTCCGCAACCGTTCTCGGTGACGATGTTAAGAGTTACGAACTAACTAACGAACCAAGAGATGACTCAGATGTGACCTTCTCTGAAGCAGCAGCCGGTACTGGTGTTGTTTGGACACTAGCGCTAACTGCTATCACATCATTCTCAACTGGTTCCCTATGGAACTACCTATGGACAAACGTTGGTACTGAGGTACAGGTTGTCCTAGCACCATATGGAAACACCACTGCTACTGCTACGCAACCTCACTTCACATTCAATGTGACTGTCGGCGCAAAGCCTGGTGTTAGCAATGAGGCTGGAACATCTGGTGAAGGCGCTGAGTTCAGCGTTGACCTAGTAGCAACAACAGATGTTACGAAAGTTGTAGCCTGATCGGATTTGTTGACCCTTACGTGTGTACGACTAATTAGCGTAAGGGCTTCAGATCGGCTTACAGGGCTTCTCAGCATGGCTACAACGACAGTGCAGATACTCGGACTCAACAAAGTAGTCCGTGGGCTGCAACGTATCGGTGTTGAGATTCAAGACCTCAAGGCTGCATTCAAGCGAGTGTCAAGCCTGGTCGCTGGCGATGCTAAGCAGAACGTTCACTCTCGCACAGGAACTTTGGCTGCTTCCATCAGAGAAGGTAATGCAAAGAACAAAGCAACTGTTCGTGCTGGCTCAGCAAGAGTGAAGTACGCGGGTGTTATTGAATATGGTGGCTACAACAACATCACTGCTCAGGAGTACCTCACTGGTGCTGCTGAAGATAACCAGGATGAATCCGTAAGACTCATTGATGAGGGTATCGCAGACCTCATCAGAAAGTACAACCTAAACAAGTAAAAGGACAAGAGATATGACAGAAGAACTATCCACTGAACAGGTCGAGTTAGCAGACCTGATCAAGAACATCAAAATGTACAAGTGGCGCGTCTACACCAAATACTTCAAAGCATCAGCAGAAGAGATTAGTGAGAACGTGTTCATTACCTTGGTCATTGCTGCTAACGAGAAGAACCACAACGAGACTGGTAAAGATGATCTTGCTCGTTTCGACAACATGAACCAGACAGAGATTCTAGAGTTCCTAGGCTTCGAGAATGAGCAGTCCTGACGAACTGTTTGCAGGCTTCGAAGAGTTCATGGTCAGTGCTGACTTGGATATGGACTACTTCGAAGAGCAAGCATGGTTCTGTCTCATCACAGGTATTTCCCCTGAGGTCTACGACAACATGACGAAGCCTCAAATCCAAGCATTCATCAAGGTGCAGAACAAGATTAACCAGAAGCGCAGTAAGGGATAGCAATGTCTTCAACAATTCAAGTCAATGTACTTGCAGATGTGCGTAGGGCTGTCTCTGGTATCAACGATGTGAACAAGAGTCTTGGGAAGATCAACGGTGTTGCTAGGTCTGCTGGTAACGCGCTCAAGGCTGGTCTTGCTGCGGCTGGTGTAACTGTAGGTCTGAACGCAATCAAGAACGGTATCAACGAGGTAGTCACTGCTGGTTCACAACTACAGCAGAACGCTGGTGCAACTGACGCCATCTTCGGTAAGAACTCTGACACAGTGAAGAAGTGGGCTGATGATGCAGTCAACTCCTTTGGTCTATCCAAGAGTGAGTACCTAGGTCTCATGAACACCTTTGGTGCTGGTATGAAGAACACTGGTATCAAAGACTTCACTGGTGCTACCTCAGAATTGATCGGTAAGGGCTCAGACCTAGCAGCAACCTTTGGTGGAACAACGAAAGAGGCTGTAGAGGCTCTTGGCGCTGTTATGCGTGGTGAGTTCGACTCAATTGAGAAGTACGGTATCTCAATGAAGCAGAGTGATGTTAACGCTTTGCTTGCTGCTAGAGGTCAGGACAAGTTAACTGGTGCTGCTCGCAAAACTGCTGAAGCACAGGCTAAGTTGGATATCATCAATCAACAGACAACTTCATCTACGGGTGCTTTCGCTAGAGAGTCAAACACTCTCGCAGGTATCCAGCAACGCAACGCAGCAGCCTTTGAGAACCTGAAAGCAAGTATTGGTACAGCACTGCTACCCATCTTGACTAGGTTCCAGAACTGGCTATTCAAATCTCTTCCAGGGATGATTGCTTTCGGTAAGGAACTAGCAACCAGACTTGGACCTAGTTTTTCTCAGTTGGGTGCTGTGCTGTCTGGTGCTCTCCCTGGTGCTCTTGACTTCCTGAAGACAACGTTCTCTGCTCTAGCAGCGATTATTGCTGTCGTCGCTCCTGTCATGATTACGATTTTCACCACACTCGCTAACCACATCGAGACTTTGAAGGCTGTTGCTATCTCTCTAGGTGTCCTAGCAGCCGGTTACAAGTTGGTCGCTCTACAGCAAGCAATCATGGCTGCTGGTGGCTTCTTGAACTATCTCAAGGCTACGTCCGTGGCGACTAAGGTGGCGGCTGCTGCGACTAGGGCTTGGGCTGTGGTCCAAGCGGTGATGAACGTTGTGATGAGTGCTAACCCAATTGCTCTAGTCATCATCGCTATCGCTGCTCTGGTCGCAGGAATCATCTACGCATACAAGCACTCAGACAAGTTCAGAGCGATTGTCGATAAGGCTTGGAAGGGTATCAAGACTGTCTCCCTTGCAGTGTTCAACTTCCTCAAGGCTTATTTCGTAGGAATGTTCAACTTCTACAAGACCATCTTCACCACAGTATTCAACTTCCTGAAGACTGTTGTTGCTAAGGTCTGGTCAGGTATCAAGTCTGCTACACAGGCTGCATGGAACCTGATCAAGGGTTACATCATCAACCCAATTGTGAACCTTCCTACCAATGTCCGAAACATCTTTGAGGCTATGCGCTCTGCTATCGTCGCAAAGGTCAACGCTATCAAAACCAAGATCGCAGAAATCAAGACAAGGATTGTCGATACCTTCAACGGCTTGAAAGACAGGCTGTACGGTATCGGTCGAGATATCATCCAAGGTTTGATCAATGGTATTCAAAACATGATCGGTAATGTCTTGGGTGTTGTGGGAGACCTAGCAACCAACATCAAGAACAAGATCAAAGGTGCTCTGGGTATCAACTCACCATCTACGATCTTCAAGGGTTACGGTGTGAACTTGGGTGAAGGTCTCATCAAGGGAATCAAGAGTTCCAAGAGACAAGTCAATGCTTCTGTTGCTGATCTTGCTAATGGTGTCACCAGTTCGTTTGACGCTAAGTTGAATGCTAAGGGTGCTTTCGCTGGTGCTACTCCTAATGGCTCAGGAACATTCGTCAACAACCAGGTCACTATTCAGTCTGGTGTTGGTGATCCTGTTGCTATTGGTCGAGAGGTCCAGAACGTACTTAACGCATACAGCAGAGTTGCGGGTCGCAGATGAGTAAGCCGCTAGCAAACAAGGTGCGTCTAGAGATTGACGCTTCAGATGTTGTGAACCTAATCTCCAACCACTCTGGTCAAGCAGGCGCTACTACTGGTTGGTCTGGTGACCTTGGTTATACGCTAAGTGCTGTCACAAACCCTACGAGGTCATCTCAGACACTCAAGGGAACATACACAGGTGGTAAGGCTCTAGGGGTTGCTGTCGCCGCAGGGACCTCTACAACGTCTCGTGTGTACTCTCCTACGTTTAGTATCGCTGCTGGACAGTACATAGGTGTCCAGGTTGATGTTGCTTCCTCTGTGGTCCCATCAGGTAATGACAAATTGATGGTTCGTGCTGGTATCCAGTACTACGACTCAGGTATGACGCAGTTGTACGAAGCAGGCTTAGGTGAGTATGTCGTCAAGGAGGATGCTTCACTTACCGGCTGGAACACTGTCACCTTTGAGCCTGTAGCACTGCACCCTTCATCACCAGCACCAACAAATGCAGTATTCGCAAAGGCTGTCTTCCAATTTGGTAGGAAAGATATCTCAACAGATGTTGTGACGTTTACTGCACAGACTGTCTACCTGACTAAGACAATGGCTGTGAAGTCAGACTCTTCACTCAAAGTTGTTGACGTACCCTTTGTTGACTCTGCTGCTGTCTTCCAGTCAATCCTTGGTTCTTCTACCTCAGTACATATCGAGACTGGTGGAGATGTAAACGGTGTTGTTGACGAGATTGACGTTGGTGTACTCACAGCAGTCATCTTCGATGCATACATGGACCCAAACAAGAACTCTCGTGTTACTCAGGGTAGAGCAGTCAAGTGCTCAAGGCTTAGAGCATCTGACAACACTTGGGTTGCTGTATGGAACGGCTACCTCTCAGAGGTACGTGTTGACTATGTAGACAAGTACAACCAAGACGCTCCACCAACTGTCACCATCACTGCTGTTGACGCTGTAGCGAAACTCAACAACACTCCTGCACCTTTCGGTTATGCAGGGACTCTTGGTGAGAAGGTCAAAGCGCTAATGGCTGCTTCAGACGTTGCTTACACAACTGACTCTGGTACAGCCTCAACAACTAAGAACAGCGTTGAAGAGAATGCATCATTGTGGGATCAGTTGAACTTAGTGAAGAACTCCTTTATCAATGCAAAGATGTGGATTGACAAATCAGGAACCTTGCAGTGCAAGACCTACACTGACTCAACTCCTGACTACATCTTCTCTGATCGGAATATCGTTGCTTTACGTAACCTTGTGCTCAACCCTGACTATCAAGCAGGTACTACCTCATCACCTAACTATGATGGCTACCTTGGTACGGCTGGTTGGTCATTCGCTGTCTACTCTGGTCCTACTGACCCTGATCTTCCTACAGGCTTGGTCATCACTCAGACCACTGCTAGCACTGAGTTGAGATATCACCCTCACACTGGTTCAACTCAATCCTTCCTTGGCGCTGGAACTCTAGGTGCTTCTGCTGGTGATCATGTATCAGTAAGAGTGAAGGTGAAGGCTAACCGTACCTGTCGAGTGGTGCTGTCCTATGGCTCTCTAGGTGCTACACAGAAGACATTCGCTGATGTGACTGCTGGTAACTATGCAACCTTGCAGTTGACAGACATTATCTCTAACGGTACTGACCCTGGTATTGGTGAGGCTCGTGACCAGGTGATGATTCAGGTGTTCGCTTCTGGTTCTCCTACTACATACCTGACTGGTACTGGTGCTGCAATCACTATTGGTCAATGGACTGCATACAACACAGGTAATCTCCCTCTAGGTGCTGCTAGTCCTGTCTACTTCACAGGTAACACTTCTGGTGGCTCATGGGATGGTGTCGCTAACAAGAGCATCTCTAGGTACACATACACACAGTCTTGGACACCATATGTTGATGCATCCATTGGCTACAGTTCAAAGAGTCTGGTCAACCAACTGACTGTCACAGTCAACAATGACACTGAGGTCAATGGACAAAAGGTTTATGGTCCATACACCAATGCTGCTTCACTGGCTCTGTATGGTCCTGTAAGCGCAAACGTTGATGTAGTTGATGGTGTTCCTAAGACTCTCGCTACTGACTACCTCAAGAAGTACCAGACTCCTGCTGTCACTCCTGAGTTCATCACATTCAACTATGACCATATGCTGACTGATGAAGTCGATATGGAACTGTACACAGTTGTCACAGTGAAGAACGCTCAGTCTGGTATCAATACCTCTTACTATGTCATTGGTATTGAGCATGACATTAGACCTTCTGAGTGGTTGTGCAAACTACGCTTCAGACCACTTGATACAGCATCCTCTATTACGGTTACTGATCCTCCTGCTGGTGCTCTAGGTGGACCAACAGATATCTTCGACTACCCACCAGAGACACCTGTTGAGACTGTCTATCGCTGTGCAGGTTATATCGACGTTTCACACAACCTGACTACAAGTGGCTACAACGGAATCACTGGTTACACAGAAGACTACGATGAAGGCTCTATCCTTAATGCATCAACAGGTCTCGTAGTCATTCCTGTAACAGGTATCTATGCAATCAGCGCTACCTTGTTCTTCAACACAAATACAACAGGTAGAAGGTTCTTGCAGATTGAGGAAGGTACAGCAGCAGCCGGTTCTAACACTCCCCTAGTTCGTCAAGAGATGAGTCCTGCTGCTGGTTATGCAGGACCATCCATCTACAGAGAGTTGACCTTGACCTCAGGGATGACGTTGCGCCTGGTCGCCTACCAGACCTCAGGTGCAACCTTGGCTGCTCGTGGTGACTTCTCACCAACCACCTTCAGTGTGCGTCTGATCGCAACATGATCTTGCTCAGGGACCAGGTTTCTTGTCCTCTCCTGGTCTCTGAGCATCCCTACCTAGGCGTGTGTTGTTGCGAACATCTCTAACGAGAACTACGCTGTACCACATGCACACAGCCATCTACGTACGTGTATCGCTTGACCCAACTGGTGAGGGTACTGGCGTAGCACGTCAGGAAACCCTCTGTCGTACCAAGATCAACTCTCTAGGCTGGTCTGACCCTGTGAAGGTCTACAGCGACAACAGCATCTCTGCATCAGGTAAGGCTGTGCGTCCTGCATACAACAGGATGGTTGCTGACATAGAAGCAGGGAAGGTCTGCGGTGTGGTCGCCTACCACCTTGACCGACTGACCAGGACTCCCCTTGAGATAGAGCGCATCATCTCTCTCGCTGAGAAGTACAAGATCAAACTTGCAACTGTCTCTGGTGACATTGACCTCAGCACTGATACAGGTCGCATCATGGCTCGTGTCATTGGTGCATTTGCTCGTGGTGAGGTTGAGCGCAAAGGTCAACGTCAAAAGGATGCAAACAAGCAGAAGGCTATGGCTGGTGGACGCACACCACGTAGGAAGGTGTTCGGCTATAACGCTGATGGCTCTCTCAACACCGTAGAGGCTGAGCACATCAAGGCTGCTTACTCATCAATCCTCGCTGGTGCATCCTTGAGAAGCATCTACAGAGATTGGAACGCTAGAGGGATCACTACCTCTACAGGTGGAGAGTGGACACATAACTCATTCAGGGTGTTGATGATGAGACACAGGAACGCTGGTCTATCCATCTACCAGGGTGAGGCTGTAGGTACAGGTGACTGGACTCCTATTGTTGATATGGAGACCTTTGAGACTGTGCAACGCATCTTGGCGCAACCTCAAAGACTCACTCACTCAGGGACCAGAACCAAGTACCTACTCTCCTATCTGATGAAGTGCTCTTGTGGCGGTAAGACAATCTCTGGTCTGCGCAGGAAACTCAAGGTCTATCGCTGTGTTGAATGTTCAAGTTCTATCAACCAGACGATTGCTGATGAGAAGGTCATCAGTTGGGTGAGTGAGTACCTAGCCTCACCAACTGCTAGGAACAGACTGCATACAGAAGACCTAGACAGAATCGCTGACCTACGCAAAGAACTTGATGCTGTGGCTAAGAACGTGGAGAGACTGCAAGCAAGTGGTGTTCCCTTTGAGATGCTGCTGGACCAAGGTAAGCGGCTGCAAGACCAAAGGGTAAGCCTAGAAGCAGAGTTATCTGTACTCCTACAGGCTAGTGCTCTCACAAGGCTCGTGGTTGACCTCAGGAAGCCCGTACAGCGCATTACAGGGGTTCATGCGTATAAGTACTCAGATATTATGGACATAGCCTCAGAAGTCCGTACAAGGCTTCTGAACCTAGGTCTGGATCAACAGCGTCAAGTAATTGCTGGACTGTGCTCAGTAACCCTGCTCCCTGCTCAGTTCAGGGGAGGAAGAGTTGATGACTTTGTGATTGCAAGGAGAATTGATATCGCTGAGAGGAATTGATACTATAGTAGTGGTTGCAGTTCGGTAGGATATTCATGTGTAAGCAGAACCCCTGGTTTCTCTAGTCAGACGGAGAAATTGGGGGTTCTGTGCTTTTGTTGGTAGAATTGTATTACTGGTCAAATAAAGCAGGCTATTGTGACATAGCCACACTTTGATCGAATGGTGAGTTACCTCTATAGCGCGGGCTTTGGAACGGCTGAAATATCGTCCCCGTATCTACTATGTGACTCACCTACTAGAGATAAGTGGACAACCACTCCAATATGTACTTAACGAGTTGTGTCTAAGGATTCATTAGAAGTCCGGTCATAAGCAGTGGGGACGCCAGCATAAATAAGTCCTTGCAGGGTGTCGCTGTCATCCTTAGGAAACAACGGCTTTCCCAACTAGAGATTGCACAGGTAAAGGCTGTTCTGGGCTGTGCTTCACAAGATGCTCTAGTGTAACCCCTACGAAACAGTTATCGCTTATGGCTAAAAGGCTCACGCGGTAAGGTCTGACTAGAAACCTCACTACCTAAGAGATGATAGTTCGATCCCCTCCTACCAATGATCAAATATACGTTGGTAGGGGGGGTCTTCTATTTCCTACAAACCACGAGATGTTGTGTGTGTTGATTAACCAGTTAGAAAGGACAAGATGAGTACCAACAATAAGAAGAAACCTACAAAGAATAAGAAATCCGGCGATTGGGTACTCAACGAAAAAGGTACTTCCTTCGCTCAGAACAAGAGACTGATTGAGTCTGGTGAAA